AGAATATAACCCTATTGAAAAAGTTTCTCGATGACCTCGACAGAAATAACCTTCCTACTCCTCCCAAGCGCAATCGCAATAGTAGCGGTATGGGTAAACCTAAATCGAGAGATTGAGAAGTTGAAGGGGCGTATTATCCGCGTGGAGTCCGACAAGGACGAATTAAAGGAGATGATGAAGGAGGTCGTTAAGGCCGTCCACAAAATCGAATTAATGCTCGCGGAGAAATGAGATACTTCACCTTTGACGAATTCGATTCCCCCGACCAACCCGGCAGCGGAGAAATGATGGATCTCGACTTTCTCGCTATGTTAGATGAAGCTCGAGATTGCGCGGGGATTCCGTTCGTTATAACGTCGGGCTTTCGCAGCGTTTCCCACAATAAATCGTTAATAAAGCAGGGTTATAACGCTTCGAGGAACTCTTCTCACCTTTTAGGTTTAGCAGCGGATATTTTCTGTACGGACAGCCGAAGCCGATTCATCATCCTCGACGCGCTCCAGGAGGTGGGGTTCACGAGAATAGGAATCGCGCCGAACTTCATACACGTAGACCTCGACACAAACAAACCTCAACACCGTATATGGGTTTACTAACTAAAGACCGGGACATACATATACTCCCGCTCTCTTTCGAAAACGCGAAAGATGAGAAAGCGATATATCTTCTTTCGGATGTTCACTTCGACTCCGTAAAATGCGACCGGCGGTTATTCTTCAAACATCTACAGATGGCACAAGAAGAAGGAGCGTCGGTTTTCATTTTGGGGGACTTGCTCGATCTTATGCAGATGCCCCGCGACCCACGCGGGAATTACGACTCGTTGCGACCGGAGCTTAAAAAGATGGCGTATATCGATGAGGTTATAAAGGACTGCGCCGATAAACTCGAACCCTACAAGGACGTTATTAAACTCATCTCGATGGGTAACCACGAGACCAACATCACGAAGAGGCACGGGGTAGATTGTACCCAACGCATCGTAGCTCTTTTAAACGCAAAAGGAGGTGATGTGGTTGCAGGCTATTACGCGGGGTGGGTCATTCTCAAGTGCGACCGCAAAGGCCAAGGCACACGCCGTTCGTATCCTCTCCATTACCATCACGGCTACGGAGGAAATGCAAAGCGTTCTAAAGGCGTTCTAAATGTCGATATAGATATGAAGGACTATCCGCAAGCGCGAATTATTGCACGGGGTCACACTCACCAGAAGTGGTATCATCCGGTAATGAGAGACGTTCTTACGAACAACTTCAACCACTCACAAGAAACGGTTCACGTAGTGCAGACCGGATCCTACAAGAAGAAAGACCGCTCTATTGGTTGGGAGGTCGAGAAGGGATTCTCTACGCCTCGCCTCGGTGGATGGCGCTTTACGATTAAGCCACAAGGAAAAGAATACGCGATACAATGTCACGAACTCCATTAAAGAACACCAAGCTGGGAGCGTGGTTTCGAAACAAAGCTCCAAAGGCTTTCGAAGCTATCGGCGACGTAGTACCAGGAGGCGACGCCCTCAAAGCCATAGGCGCATTAATTGACGCAACTACGGAAAGCGAAGAAGAGAAGAAGCAAGCCCGGCTTATGCTTGCAGAATACGAGAACGCGGATCGCGCAAGCGCACGGGAAAGGGAAGTGGAGATGGTTCGCGTTTTGAAAAAGCGCGATTGGATGCAGTCTTTCGTTGGGATGGCTGCGATGATCATCGGTATCGTAATGGTCGTATGGGCGAAGGCGGGCGTTGAGGACAAGGAGATCTTCTTTCACATCCTCGGGTTCGCAGAAGGTACGCTCGTGGGCCAGGTGGTGAACTATTACTTTGGTTCTTCTCAGAAGTAGAGTATATTTGAGGGCTGTTACAGGTTCAGCTATTGTTTTTTATCGTTTGTACAGAGAGGGAGGCTCAACGGGGCTTCCCTCTTTTTTTTTGACATTTTAAAAGAAAATTTGGATTTAAGGGATTTTTGTTTGAACATTGCCCCAACAAACGATTTAAACAATGGAACAACCACTCGAATCTGTACACGTTGGCCTCATCGACTCGATGACGCTTGAGGTGTACTTCCGTCGTAAGCCATACGACCAACCTACCTTGGAAGGACAGTCCAAGAACTGCGAGCTTCACGGCCCGGACTTTACCCCAATTACTATCGAGCGCGTCTTCCTCTGCAAAGCGGGAAGAAGCAAAATCGACATCAGCGAGATCCACTTCTCGGACTACCTCGATATTGATATGAAGAAACTGAAGTACGACCTCCAAACCCGTATACTGTAATGGAACAACTACGCGAAGACGTGCAGAAGTTTTACGGATGGGCGCAAAAGGAGTTTGAAGGCGAAGAGATAGACCGCCTCCTCTTTGAAGTCCAATCCTCAATTACGAACCTTGAACGATACATTAACAATGAATTCAGAAAAAAAGCAATGGGTAAAACCCGTATGCGTTAAGAGCAGCGTTCACGTACAGCCAACGCACAACTTTAACCAATGGCAAGAAGAACTCGCCGAAGAGCAACGCTTCCGCCGATTGATAGATAATCTTGCGGCAGATCTTGTCCGGCATTACAGAAAGGGAAAGCAATGAAGAAGCACAGTCCCGAACGTAAAGAACTTCAAAGAGGTATCGAGCAGTTTGCACGATTCATTGTTGGTAACCCTGCGACTAAGGAGTTGATGGATCAAGAAAATAAATCCACAATTGTAGTTCAGGTACAATACGAATTGCTTGAATGTGAGAACAAGGAGAAGCGTTGGTTTCCGGTTGGTAACGGTTGGTCTTCCGACTTTGAAAACTTTAAACCATTGGGAAAGCCTAAATTACCCGCAGATGTAAAACGCATTCAAGCGAAGAAAAAGAAATCTTTAACCCCAAAAACCAAACAAAATGGGAACAAGTAAAATAAAGTCCATTCAACCGAATGGCACGTGGGAAAGCCGTAACGGCACAATGTTTAAATTCGAGATCGGACTCGAAGACGGTACCTCCGGCGAGGTCAATTCGAAGACCATCGACCGATGGAACGTCGGCGATGAGGTAGAGTATACCGTCACGCCTGGCAAGTACGGCGACCGCTTGAAGCTCGATAAAGCCGGCTTCGCTAACAAAGGCGGCGGCTACAAAGAAGACCCGGAGAAAGCGAAGCGAATCACCGCGTCGTGGGCAATTGGCCACGCGATCCAACAGGAGAGCGAACCGGAGAAGATTATCGAGGCGGCGGAATGGCTCATCAAGTTACGGGACACCTTAATCTCGAAGCTATGATGAATACAACGTGGACTCAAGACGAGAACCGAATCCTCGTACATAAGGTAAACGCTAATTTGGGAAGTACGGGACAGGTTCAATGGCGATCAATATCTGTAATGCCCCACAGAACTACGGCAGGGATGCAGAGCCAATGGAGCAGGCATTTAAAACCGCTTTACAACTTCAACGGCAAAAGCTACGTTTTAAAGAAGCCAAACCTGTTTGATAAGGTAACCCCTATGTTCGACGTAGAAAACGCAAAGAAGACCCCTCAAAACGCTTCTTCGGGCGTTTTACCGAAGCGGGTAGTAGTTAAGAAGTCGTTCCTTTGGGGCGCATTCAAATTCGAACGCTATGAATAATATTAAATTGTTTCTCGTGAGGAACTACGGTTCACTCGAAAAGGCAGCGTACCAACTGGAAGTAACCGGAGCAACGGTGCGAAGCTGGTGCAGTTTGCGCCCTCGGAATATGCTCAAGCACATCCCCGAGATAAGCGATCAAACCGGAGCCAACTACGCCGAAATCGTCGAAGAGGTTTTAATCTGTGAGAAAGAGGGGGCGCTTTAGCCCCCTTTTTTTTCATCTTTGACCAATGGAAAGAGAATTTAAAGGGGTATGGATCCCAAAGGAAGTTTGGCTAAACAAGGAACTGAGCCTAACAGAGAAAGCCCTTCTCGCTGAAATCGACTCGTTCACCGGCGAAGGGAAAGCCTTTTACAAGTCCAACGACACCATACAAGAAGAGTACAAGGTTTCGCGGCCTACGATCTCTAAAGCCCTCAAGAAATTGGAGGGTATGGGGTTTATTAAAATCGAATTTGACGGACGCAGAAGGAAAGTAACTTATCAGGCAGACCGTAAAATATTTACGGGCAGGGGGAAAGAATCTTACGGGCAGACCGTAAAAAAGTTTCCGGCAGCCCGAAAGAATAGTACCTCTATTAATACAAGTAAAGAACAAGTAAAAGAACAATCTAAAGAAGAGGCGATCGTTCTCCCTTGGGATTCCGAACGATTCTCAGATATTTGGAGCGAATGGAAAGAAGACCGCAGAGAACGAAAAATCAAGAAGTACACCCGGCGCGGTGAATTGGCTGCGCTACATAAACTACACAACGAAACAAACGGAGATGAACAACAAGCAATCGAAGCGATCCAACTGGCTATCGCAAACCAATGGCAAGGAATCTTCCCTCGACCAAAGAAGGCAACTCCAAAAGGCCCGAGCAGAGATGAGCTTAACAACTATCTCAGAAACGGGATTATTTAAGTACACGCCGGAGGAATGTTGGGAGCAAGGAACCAACATCAAAACCGCGCTCCGAGTAATGCCCGAAGCGACCAGGGCGGCGGTTATCTCAATGATTCAGGAGACGGTAATAAAGCTCGAGATGAAGAAGACCCTTCAGAGTTTCGAAGACGTAGCCCTTTGCGCAGAGATGATCTTCGAAGTATTCCCCGTTTTGAAATTGGAGGAATTGAAACTAATTTGTCAGCGGATGAGAACAGGGTATTACGGCAATTTCTACGAGCGTCTGAAGATGCAGGAGTTTCGCGATTGCATCACGAAGCACGAGGAGGAACGCGCCCCGATTCTCGAACGACAACACCAGCACATTACACGGGGAACGGACAACCCTACGAACGTCCCCGAGTACGACGCGGAAGCGGCCAAGCTCGCTTGGAGAATGAAGAACAATCCTTTTTTGATACCGGGAAAGAATGGGAATAGCGAAGACGAAAAGCAAACTTGATTCCATCTTCTCGCAGTTCATCCGCTTGCGTGGATCCAACGAAGAAGGTTGGGGGAACTGTTTTACCTGCGGACGCTTGCGCCATTGGAAGGAGGTAGACTGCGGGCACTTCATCACCCGGGCCAAACTCGCCACGCGATGGAAGGAGGAGAACTGCCAGTTCCAATGTAAGCAATGCAATATGACCGGAGGCCAACAATACGTTTTCGGTAAAAACCTGGACGCGCAATACGGCGAAGGAACGGCAGAAGCCATCCTCATTGAGAGTAACAAAACGAAGAAGTGGACGGTAGAAGAACTCGAAGAGAAATGCCGCTACTACAGAAGGAAGGTAAATGAAATCAAGGCACAAAGAGGATTGGAATAAGTTCCTAACGAGGAACTATTCGAAACTCCTCCACGTTGCGAAACGATGGACGGACGATCCGACCGACCTTGTACACCACGTTTATCTTCGCTGCGTAGATAAGCGATATATGGAAAACCCCTTCGGGTACTTTGTCAAGGCGATGTACTTCGAAGCGACACGCGGAAAATTTAAGGAACTCTATAAAACAAACGATAATGAACCCCAAGAACAAGCAACAGAAACAGACCTTACCAAAGCCCTGCAACGAGAACAACTCCAACTCATTCTCGACCGTCTCGGCTGGTTCGATAGAACAGTATTCGGACTATATCTCAGCGGATGGAATATGGCTGAAATATCTCGACGGTCTGGCATTGGAGAATCAACCTTATATCGCTCACTACACCTCACCCGAAAAACCTTGAAGAATGTTCTTCGTAACCGGACAGAAGAGGACTGATCGCCTCGCTATTTGCCAAAGCTGCGAACACTTTGTAGAATCCACGAAGAGTTGTGGCCCCCTGGTAACGGAAGCCTTCACCGACTCCAAGCTCTGCGGCTGCCATATGCCCACGAAGACGCGGTTAAAGGTAGCATCGTGCCCGCTCGGTAAATGGGAAGCGGAGATAAAGGAAAGCGACCTCGACGCGATCCGCAACCTCATCGAGAATCCGAAGGATGCAACCAACGGAGACCTCGCACGGCTATACAGCAAAGCGACCGGAACCAATACGAAAGCCTCCCAATGTAGTAGCTGTAACCGAAGGATGTTAAACGAACTGAAAAAACTATTGAAAGATGCCACTACCTAAACCCAACAAAGGCGAGAACCGCTATCAATTTATGCACCGCTGCATCAACGCGGTAGTTACGAAGCGGGACTTCCCCGATGCCGACCAGCGCGTTGCGGTCTGTTCTGCTATTTGGAAAGAAGAAACGCAAGAATGAGTTACACCAAAGAAGAACGAGAAGAGATAGCGCGAAACATCCGGGAGTTTATGAAGCTACCCAAAAAGGAGAAGTTCGAATCGGTACGCTACCAGGGTCTTTCGGTATTGCATCGCCGCGATTTAAATATGACCCACTACGACCGCGAATGGCTCGAAACGATAGCGAGAGACGTAGAGGGCAGAATCATTCACCCATAATTGCCGCACCTTTCGTAGATTGCACCAATGAGAAACGCACGTAAAGCCCTCCTCCACGCGAAGAACTTCCTCTTAATTACGGAGAACGCCGAAGTAGTGCGACTCCATACGGGGCCAGATCCCGCAACCCTCCTCCTAACATTAGCCGTTCATAATGTCGAATTCAGACAAACCCTCGAAGCCGTCATTGTTCAAGCTCACGAAGCTCTCGGAGATTCGGGAGAACCCGAACAACCCGCGGACGATTAAAGAAGACAAGTTCGAGAAACTCGTTCGAAGCATCCAGACCTTCCCGGAGATGCTCGAAGCGCGGCCCATAGTCGTAAACCCCGACGGCGTAATCATAGGGGGGAATATGAGGTACAAAGCCTGTAAAGCGGCAGGACTGACAGAAGCCCCCGTTTACTTCGCTACCTGGGGAGAAGCCAAAGAAAGAGAGTTCACCATCAAGGACAACACAAGCGCAGGAGAACACGATTTCGATGTCCTCGCAAATGAATGGGACGCAACCGAACTAAATGAATGGGGTTTTAACGTATGGAATCCACAAGAAGAAGAGAAAGAGAAAACGGAGAAGTCAGAGGAGGAATGCGAAATATGCGGTAAAAAATGGAAGCGGTAAAAACCCACAAATCCAACACCAAAAAAGAGGCTATGTTGGAAGCCTTAGAGAAGTCCCTCGGTATCGTATCGACCGCCGCGAAAATGGTAGGTATCGACCGCTCCACCCATTACGCTTGGTTGAAGTCGGACGAAGAATATAAGAGCGCGGTAGCATCGATTCAAGACGGCGTTCTCGACTTCGCAGAAAGCCACCTCTACAAGCTCGTAAAAGAAGGCAACCCCGCCGCGACTATCTTCTTTCTAAAGACCAAAGGCAAGAAGCGCGGATACATAGAACGGCAAGAGATAGAGGTACAAGAGAAGAAGCCCCTCTCGTGGTTGGATGAAAAATAATTTGCAGAAAAGTATCTTTTTTTTTGGAGAATGGAAAAACAGCCCTATCTTTGAAGCAAACAATGACAGACCAACAACGGTCTGAACAGGTCGCCCGCCTTTCAGGGCACAAATTCCACAGCTATGGAATCTGTTCGTTCTCTTCTCTCTCCTTCTTCTTTTTCTCATAACGACCTTTTGTGGGTCGCAACTGCTCCCAAGAAAGGGACGGTTACCGCTGTGGTTTGTATTGTCGAACCACGTTGGAACGGAACGCAAGACGCGCTCGTTCGTATTGCTAACATTACCAACGCGCAAGGCGTTCGGCAAGTTGGCGCAGGTGACGAGCTTGTTGTGAGCTGGTCAGACCTCACGAGATACCATCTCTTTGAGGATGTGCCGAAGCTGAGAAAATATCTCGCTCTCTAACAGAAGCCCCTCTTGGGGCTTTTTTTATACCTTGTACCCGGTGAAACTTCCGGCCACATATTACCACGTAAGGAACTCAAAGAAACGCATTCAGGTACACCAAGGCGGGACGCGATCCGGAAAGACGTACTCGATACTCACCGCCCTCATAGAACTCTGCCACAAGAACTCCGGCCTCGTAGTCACCATTTGCCGAAAGACTTTCCCCGCCCTCCGTGCGACAGCAATGCGGGACTTCTTCGAGATACTCGAAAACGAAGACGCGTATAACGTCGAGCTTCACAACAAATCGGAAGCCACTTACCAACTATGGGGAAACCTCGTGGAGTTTATTTCGGTGGATCAACCGCAGAAGGTGCGAGGCCGCAAACGTGACGTTCTCTTTATTAACGAAGCCAACGAGATAACGCTCGAAGATTGGCGGCAACTTATCCTCAGAACTACGGGAAGGGTAATAGTAGACTTCAACCCGTCCGACGAATTCCATTGGCTTTACGACTTACCAAACCGCGATGACTGCGACTTCTTCAAAACGACGTACAAGGATAACCCGTTCCTTCCCGAAAGTGTACTCCTGGAAATTGAACGCTTCAAAGAAGCCGACGAAAACTTCTGGAGGGTATACGGACTCGGAGAACGAGGAACATCCCGAGCGACCATCTTCACCCATTGGAAAGAAATAGACCAGGTACCAAATGAATACAAACTACTCAACATCGGACTCGACTTCGGTTACACGAACGACCCCACAGCCATCGTGCGAGTCTACACCGACGGCCACGGATTCGCGGTGGACGAACTCTGCTACGCGACGCGCCTTACTAACTCAGATATTGCAAAAAGCCTCCGCGATAACGGAGTGCATAGATCAGATGTTGTTATCTGTGACTCCGCAGAGCCAAAGAGCATCGACGAGATACACGGCCACGGATTCAATACTCACGGAGCAAGAAAGGGACGCGATTCGGTTCGAAGCGGAATCCAGTTCCTCCATTCGCGCCCGCTACTTGTCACGGCGCGGAGTGTGAACCTCATCAAGGAGCTTCGCAACTACAAATGGAAGGAGGACAAGAACGGCAAGCAACTGAACGAACCCGTAGACCAGTTTAACCACGCTATCGACGCGATGCGGTACGCGATTACTTTCAACCAAACCAACCCCAACTTCGGCTCCTACGCTATCGGATGAAAAAAAAGTTTCGTTCGGAAAGCCTTGTATATCAAGGGATTGAGAAAAAAATCACCTTTAAACGAAAAAAAAATTTGGAAACTAAAAGAAAAGTTCCTTATCTTTGAGACATCAAACGAAACAAATAGAACAAATGAACATCCAAGACGCAAAATTCAAGAAGCAGTTCGCAGGGGAGTACCGAATCGAAGGAACCTTCAAGGGCCGCGAGGTAGCAATCCAAGCCAGCCGTCAGGACAACGGAGAGTTTAGCTGGACAGCATACGTGGACGGCTTCTACGTAGACGGCGACCGAGGATGGACGCTGGGTTACCTCAAGCAGATTGTCCGCCTCTCTCCTCAGGACTTCTTCACCGAACTCTAATGAGCAACGAGCCGGAATGGTTTCAACAGGTGTTAGACCGCACCGGAGCAACCACAACCTTCTTACTCGATTAAGCCCCTTCGGGGGCTTTTTTTTTGCCCTAACTTTCCGGACGTAAGGAAACCCACGAATCGAAGTTATTTAAACGATGGAATTACGTCTTCCTCATAGATGGTCGGACTTGACGCTCGGAGAGCTTCAGGTTATGATGACAAGCGAGAACCAACTCGAACGCATCTCCATTTGTACGGGGCAATCCGTAGACAAACTACGGACGATGCCGCAGAAGCTCATAGAAGCCGCTACAGCGCATCTCGATAAACTCCTTACTCAAGAGACCGCACGATTTGAGAAAGTGGTTGAGATGGACGGAAAACGCTTCGGCTTCGTTCCCGATTGGGACGCGTTTACGGCGGGGGAATGGATTGACC